GTTTTACTGTCTACCAGTAACGATTTTAATTCCATTCTTTTTCTCCTTTAATATGTAATTATTGTTCCTAAATCTGACGGACTAGTGACTAATCTATAATCATAAGTCTGCGTAAATACTTCTCCAGGTGATGAACGTTTTGTAAACATACAACCATCAAGGTTAGCATGAAAAAATGTTGAGCCACCTACTATTGTTTTTATATCAATATTAGTAGAAGTATCAAAAGTTTGATATTCAGAAGAGTTACCGCTAGTATGAAATTGTGTTATATTACCGCTAACTACTCTGTCTGTCAAACTATATTTAGAAGGATACATTGCATTACTTGCTGAGGTCACAGACAAACTTGCCTGTAAAGTCTCATAAGGAGTCCAATCTATATTATTTTGCACACTTAATGTAGCTGTGACGAGGTTTGAAACATCTGAACCATCTATCTCTACATCAAGCAAAGGTTTTGTGGGAGTTCTTGTGGTACTTGCAGATTGCAAGTTACCAGGAAGTGAATAATTTTCATCTCCTACCCTACTTAGTTTTTTAGCCGCTCCACTTACTTCTAAAAGAAGTGGAGAACCTTTTGCAAAATTAAAGTCTCCTGTAGTAATTACACACCCTTCTAATTTGAGTGTGCTTTCACTCGAAACTATGTACATATCAAAAGATTTCAATAATTGTTCTCCTGATGTTGTATCATAGTCTGTTAAAAGATCTAACACGATATTTTCATCTTTCTCTGTAGTAAGATGAATTGCAAAACTAAAGTTGGCAGGATTTGCTTTAGTTATACTCGTTCCCTGAAACATCTTAGTCTGATCGTGCAAAGTCTTAACTTCGTATGCATCTTCCGCAAATGTTTGTGAAAACGAAAAACTGGGAGTAATCTTTACATTGTATCGATTACTCCCATAATGTATATGGAGTTGGCTTTCTTTTAGAAAGTTATACTCCGCCATTTTTATACTGCGTTACTTGAAGTATCGTCGTAACCAGTTTCTGAGTGAACGGTTACACCATGACCTTTAATGAGTATTTCATTTTGGTCTGATAACGAATCGCCAAGTGCGGCAAATTCAACTGTTGCTGAGATAATATCTGCAGTTTCAATTGTTGGAATTGATAAATGAGCTTGCCCAATATCGAATTCAACTACAGGTGTTGTTCTACTAGCAAAAGCAGAATTATCGCCACCCATAAATAAACTCATATCAAATGAGTTGGTAACAAGAGTTGTAGCCCCTTGTAAGGCTGTCAATAGACTATTAGAGCCGTCTGTTTTATTATCTAGATAACAAGTTAAAGAGCCTGAAACAGTTCTAGTTCCAGTAAAGGAACCGATTGACTGATCGACCACACCTAATGTTTCAGGTGTTAAGTAGGTAACGTTGTTAGCAATAGTAATACTGCCTCCAGTGATAGCAATATTGTAATTAGTTACTGCATCTAAGCCACCTGCGGATGCTCCTCCGCCTTGTACTAAATTAGATAAAGTTAAGGTTGATAACTTGTTTCTTAAATAATCAGCATCGTTAGATCCTGTTACGTCAATATAGTTATACTTTTCAACATAAGTAGAAACAGAAGTTGAGCCATTAGCTCCACTTGTGTTACAGTTGAGTGCTTTTGAAGGGTCTTCAATAGCTGAGTCAACTTGGTCAATAGTTGTAGCATTTCCTGACCAACTTAAAGTTGCAATTCCATCGATAGAAAAGTCAATTTCTACCTGGTTAACCTGACAGTCATTTAGTCTGAATGTTGTATTTTCTAGTGCAAAGAAAATGTTAAGTTTTAATAGTTCGTGAACGTCAGAACTTTCAAAGTCGACTTTTACATCGTGTGCTTCAAAAGTAATAGCTGAGTTTGTTGTTGCTCCAGAATTATCACTTGATCCTGCAGAAGTTGGTACTGCTTGACCAGCTAAAGCTGACCAAAGAATATTTTCTGCGAAATCATGAGTTCCAGATGCTCTATAACTTGCTGCGCCGTGCTCAAAAGGTCTTGCGTATGTTTGGAAAGACCATTCTGCTGGAGCCAAAGAGTCATTGAATCTTTTTGAACCCCTAGCAGGTGTAGCACCCGCTTCTGATATAGTTACATCACTTGTTTCACTAGCCTGAGAAAAACTATAACCATCTAGTACACCAATTTTAAAAGTATTTGCATCTTTTTCATTACCTTTGAATAATCCAGTTGCTGTTCTTCCACCGTCTGCAGTAATAGTACTAGTAACTCCTTTTACCTTACAGGTAAAACCGCTACCACTACCTACTATATTTGCACCAACAGTTAAAGCATCATCATTAGCATAACCAGTACCTCTATAGTTATTAGGTATATAAACTTCAGTAATATTTTGGCCAGTCATTTTTGCTACAATAAGTTGCAACCCACTAGCACCAGAGCCGCCAGCCATGTCGAGAATATCCCCGACGGCATAACCGCTTGTACCTGAAGTTGCAAAATCATCTACAGCTAATACTGAACCACCTGAGGCATGAACTCCATTAACGGAACTCACAAATACTTTGGTATTTCTTGATAGATTTAAAGCCATTGCTTTCTCCTATTTATTTCATCTTTGGAAAGGATTTCGCGTGATTTTAATCAGCGTCTTCGTTTCCTAATATCGTACAGTAACAACCATTTCTCCAATCCCTAGAGGAGCAATTACTCCTTCATCGGTACTTATTCCTTCAACTGTTATTGCAGTTGTTATTAAGTTTGGGTTTACGGCGTCATCATACACCAGTGCATCATTCTCGTCAATAATTCTTTCGATATCTTCAAGCAATAATGCGAGTTCTTCTTGTGCGTCTTCTGCATTTTGAACATAAGCTCGCACAGTTAAAGTTAAAAATCTCCACTTAAATCCACCTGGTTGGTATTCTCTTTCTTCATCACCTGCAACCACGCAAACTTTAGGGTATTGTTCTATTTCATCTAGAAAGACCATTTTTCCTTTGACATTATCAAAAACATTAATATTAAAAGGATGGCTACCGTCTATTTGTTTAAGTTTTTCCACCAACGCTTCTACTATTTTCTTTCTTCCTGTTCTATAAGTCATTATTTTCTCCTAAGTACAAATTTTTGGTTTGTGTACTGAGATGCCAACTCTCTAATACTTCTTGCTATTAAAGGTTTAGGATTATATCCTGACGGCCATCTACTACTATCTTCAAAAGTGGAATATACATTTTCTTTTCCTCTTCCTCCAGTAGTTTGATAAGTGTATCTTCCCTGTACTGTTTTGCTTGTTTCTCTAAGATCAAGTAACTGTACTGATCTTGCAAATTGCCCTGTTCTGTACTCTAAGGCAGGTCTTCCCATGTTCTGTTTAATTTTATTATGTAATCCTCTATTTATATAGGATTTTATTTGTGCCAAACTATATGTCTTTTCTTGTTTGCCACCTTGACTTCTTGGTCGTTTTGAAGCACTTGCTGCTAGCTTCGCTCCAGTAAAACTTAAATTTCCACTTAGTTTCTTTTGTCCCGCTTTTCTATTCGGTTTTCCAGCTTTTACTGAATAATCATGAGGCTTTGTTGGCGTCATATCTACAGTATTTATTACTTTGTACCCTGTTCTCTTTTTTAGTAAAGGTTCTATAAAAGATCTAATTGCGGTATCTTGTAAGTCCTTGGTAAAAGGTTTAGAAGTTTCCATATCTGCAAGGTCTATTTCGCCACTAAATATCTTTCCAACTACCCAATTTTTTATAAACTCTTCTCCGTCTTTTCTAATATTTTGAAAGTCGGAAACCTCAGGAGTATTAGTATCTATTCTTACTTCTATGAGATGCGTTTGTTTTGGAAACTTACCTTTTGTTTTTGCCGCTTGTCTTGTATTACGAGCTGTTATATTTAACCCTTTTAAAAACTTCTCCGCAAAGTTTGTCATATTTAGAGTAACACCATTCCATGTTACATCTGGAATACCTTGTGCAAGCAACCATTCTAGTCCTTTTACACCTTTAGTAGAATCTACTTTATGGGCTGCTTTTACTCCGCCAGAGGTAAATAATTGAGAATATGTTTTATCCTGTATTATTCCTGTGGGCGTTCCAGTAAAATTTCCACTTACTTTAGCTTTCTTTTCTTTTGCTAATCTACTTTTACTAAATCTTTTTCCTTTTGCACCTGAAGGACCTAGTATTTGTTCTCCAGCTTTTGCACTTACTATATCAACCCATTCGTCCCAAATAGAGTCTTTTATAAACTTCATTGCGTCTTCTGCAGCTTTTCTAGCTCCTGCGCCGCTTAAGTTTACTGTATCTTGTCCTGAAACTAAAATTATATCAAATACCATCTTAGTTTGATTTTGTTTAACTAAATGAACTCCTATATTTGGTTTATAAGCTGTTCCGGCTGCTTTAGAGATTGCACTTGTTTTTATGTAGTAAGGCTCATTTTGTTTTATGCGACCTAACTTACCAAACTCAAAAGAACTTAAAACTCCTCGTAAATTTTCATATGCTTCGTTCCAGTATTGTACTTGATTGTATGTTTTACCTTGTGCAACTTTTCCTTCTCCCGAAAAAATAGCTCTAGCTGCCTTTCTAAATGCGTTTGTTGTCGTCTGCTTATGGATTTCAATATTTAAAATAGTTGCATCCTCTAAAAAGAAAGCAGCTCCTACTTGGTCTTTTGCTTCCTCTAGTAAATTTTTCCAGGCTTTACTATACGCACCTTTTGCCATTATTTATAAACTTTATAGAAATCTAGTATTCTCTTAATGTGATCAGGAAAATCTATATTTTCTCTTAGACTTGTAGAAACCTCATTTCTTACTGAAGCTCCTGCTATAGTCATACTAGCTTTTCTTTCATCTTTTAAGTAATACTTTACTAAATCAAAACATGCAAGTTTTAAATCTGCAGGTGTTGACCCATAGCCAGCTCTGTAAGTAACTTTTACTGCTTTTCTTCCTCTTGGAAACATTTTGTCTCCAGTAGCAGTAGTTCTAATAATTAAGTCTCTTTCAGCATCGATTACATATTCGTATTTTCCACTGCTATCTGAATTTTCACTAATTAAAGTAGTGTAAGTTCCAGATTGACTATCTCTTTCTTGTACTTCTGATACACTCACAAGTGGACTTTCGTCGACCATTATCTGATAAGTCTCATTGTCTGTAATATCAAAGTATTCAACCTTATTTGTACTATAGTAATCAATTATACTAGTACCGCAGTAGGTTTTTACTGCTTGGCTTATAGAAGGTATAATAACATTTAACTTAGCATCTTCACTTACGCCAGTAAGTCCTGCGAAGTCTTTGTATTCTCTTAATGTTACTAAATTTGCCATATTTCCTCTTAAAATGTGGAGGGGACTAAGCCCCTCCAGATCTGTAAGCTATTAACTAGCTTTGTACATCCAACCCCACTTAGAAGTTGCACCATCGATAAGATCAGTAAAACCTAATCTTTGTGAAGCCACTAGGACTCTTCTTTGGTTTGCTACTTCGTAGTCTGATTCAATAGTAACGCCTCTTAATCTTGGCATTACAAAGTTTCTTGGGTTAACAGCTACTGCTGCGAACTTAGCAGTTGCTGGTGTTGCGAATTCATCACAAAGAAGAACTCTTGAACCGAACACTTGTCCGATTTCACCAGATAGCTTAGTTGCCATGTCGCCAACTAGGTTAGCATCTTGGAACTCTGCATCTTCTAGCAACTCATAGTATGATCTTTGTGAAACAATATATAC